ATATCAACATTGAAATAATAATTCTGACTCTTACTTAATAAGAATATGTATTCATGTGATTTAGTACATCTATCTCTCACACTTTCAGGCATTGGATTACCTTTACTCCATATAATATCTTGCCTTAAGTACCAACCATCTGCTCTTAATGCAAATGCTAACAACCAAGGAATACCAATGAGATCTTTCTCTTTTAGTCCCTCTAATTTATTACCTCGTCTAGCACATTTGTTTGGTAAATCTTGTTTATTAGTGGCAACAGATTGTTTAACTAATGCTTGCCCTTTTCCAGGTCTATAGTTATAATAACTATCACCAATGTTTAACCACAATGTTCCATCATCTGTTAGGTTATCTCTTACTAACCTAAACACATTTACCATCTCTTGAATATATTCTTCTGGTGTTTGTTCCAATCCTATTTGTTTATCTTCCCCACCATAATCTCTCAACCCATAGTAAGGTGGAGATGTCACACAACACCTAGCTTTTTCATCAAATTGTTTAAGTGTATCTCTACAATCTCCAAATAAAATGGTATCTTTCACTAGTAAAATCTTTCATTGTTATAATCTTGACCCACCTCAATTTCAACAGTATCAAATATTCTATTCAATGATCTTGCAAACATTCTATAACCTGAACCAACATATAATTGACCAGCAACTACAGAAAAGGTTGCAATTCCCCAGAATAAGTAATAGAATCTTGACTTAACTTGGTTTCTTACTTTCTCTTTACTAATCATAATAAATCATCCATCAAATACATTATGGCACAAAAAAACCCCAGTGTCAACTAGGGTTTCAATGTTATTTGTTACATTAGGATGTCTTTGCAAATAGTTTTACAACTTGATTGGTCATCTTCACATTCAATTAGACAATTGAAGTAATCATTTACTAACTCCCTATCATTTCCTTGGGACATTTCTATTTCTTTCCATGATGCTAATTGATTGAATGACATTAAATTGTGCATAAAATCCTCTCTAATAATTAACACATAACCAGTAAGGTTTGGTTACATCTTGTTCCCCAATTCTATCATTATTTATAATATTTGTCAGCAAATTACAACATTTCTGCAACATTTCTCAAATATGTATTAATACTTAACCAATAACATATTACCTAGTATTTCTGTTTGCTTCATTCCCATCTTAATAGTATATTTAAGCATCAACTTTACATCATCTATGTCATCCATCTTATCAATAGTTCTTGATATTTTCTCATACTCAAATTCCCTCTCTGTTGCTATCTTAATCTTATCAGGATTCATGTTAGTACCTGGCAGGAATTGAACTATAACTATCTATATCTAATGGTCTTTCTTGTGACTTATACATATCTGTCATTGAATCTCCTCTTCTATTCTTAACATATTCTAACTCATTCCAATTATCTTTATTACATATTAGCAAACAATGTATGTTCTTATGTCTCATTGGTTTACCAGAAGTATAACTACATTCTTTCTTTGGATATACATGAATTTCTATAGTAATATATTGTGAAAGATTATTCCATCCTTGTTTATTTCTTATCTCATTATCTACAGGATCTCCCTTAAAATAAACCCATCCCTCATCCCAGTCACCACTTGGTCTTTTCCATATTACATAGTCATCAACTTGTGGATCATAAGTCATTTAAATACTCCAGAAATAAGATGTCTGCATTTCTATCAAATGCTTCATAAATTACATTTTCACCATCAACATTGAACTCTGAATAGAGTGCTTCAGCATCATCTAATCTATCAGATTGTGCCAAATATGCCAATCTTTCATTCCAATAAGTATCTAGTTCTTTTAAACATCTCTTGTTAGTTTGATTCATTTAGTAGAAATAGCAGGTTGACCTTGTTGAAAAATAGTATTAACAACTGCATTGACTCTCTTTGATGTACTAATACCAACTCTATCATACACTGGAATGGAGACAATGCCAAACTGTTTGTTAACATTTCCTTTCCTAATTACTCTACCAATAGTTTGACTAATAGTAGTAAAATTCATAGACCTAAGAAACAATACTGCTTCTAGTCCATTAACATTTATGCCTTCAGATAGTATGCTATGATGTAACACAACAAACCTAGTATTATCTTTACCCCACTTATTTAATGTCTCAAAAAACTTAACTCTACTGACCTTAATTCCATTAATAACTGCACCAGTTTTAGCAGTAATATACAACCAATTATATCCTCTAGCATATAATTCTGTACCTAATTTACTATCAGCAAACAATCTTACTATTTGTGAGGTTCTTCTGGCACAAATTAATATCTTATCTACAGAATGAGAATCAATACTAGACAATATATTATCAGCATCATCTTCACAAGTAATCTTTCTATCTCTAATCATCTCACACTGATTAACCACTACTTTAGGTGGTAGTATAACACCAGCATCTACCAACTCTGGTGCAGGTACTTGCTCAATAACTCTACCATACACCTCTACATTATTCATACCTCTTTCATTATTATTGCTATGATGAGGAGTAGCAGTAAAGAAGAAACACCTACGATTGTTAGTAGTTGCAAAAAATCTAGTAGGAGTGTGGAAATGTTGTTGAACACTATTATGTGCCTCATCAAAGTATATTGTATTTACTGGAATACTAGACTCTTTGATTCTATGTAATGAATGATATGTAGTAAATATAATCTTATTACTGTACCAATTATTTGCAACCCATTGAGCAATAGTATTGGAGTTAGTTGTACTATCATGCTCAGATTCGCCACTATGTACATGCAACACCATAGCATTATCAATTATCTTTAAGAAATCATCTGATAATTGTTGTGCTAATAATATTCTAGGTGCTACAACTACAATAGTTTGATTACCATATTGAAATTGTCTATGTGCATCAGTAATCATGCACATTGTCTTACCACCACCAGTAGGCACAATCACCTGACCCTTAGTGGTATGGGTCATTGTCTTAACAATCCTCTCTTGATGAGGACGTAATTTGATCATAAATTTCCCTCAGTACATATAATATAAGATTACAGGGAACAAAAGTCAAGTGGGAGTGGACAGTTATTAAAGTGGCAACCTTGCCTCAGATTCAGTAATATACAATTTTTCCATAATTATTTGTTTGGGTAAGAAGTTCCAACAATAATAACTGCTACTAAATGTTATCTTATCATTATCTCTACCATCAGGACTAATAAACTTCATTCTTTTATCAAACATAAGCAACTGCAAGTCTTTATCTTTAAATAACTGTTTAGGTGCTGAATCATTCAACCAAGTGTTAGTCATTATTAATGCAAATGGTTTATTAAATGATAATGCTCTCTCAAAATACTTTCTCTTATCGGTAAATGGTGGATTAGATAACATTATATCCCAATCATCAGGTTCATATTGAAAGAAATCCTGACCATTATCTATATGAGAGTATTCTACATGATTAGTTTTAGATATTTGTTTAACAAATTGACTCTCTTCAGTATCAAAAGGACACCATACAATAGCATCCTTTGGAATATACTTAAGAATAGGTATTACAGCATAATAAGGTGTATAACACTCATCATTATTACCCTCAGAATATAATACTGCACTACTATCAAGCATAACGTAGCATTTCGTATTCTATAGTTACCTCATAATACCCTGAAAGTTCTTCATATTCAAGTTTAATCCTTTCCTGAATATTACTTTTTTCCCACTTATCTGCTTGAGCAACATTTTCACAAAATAAAATAACAAGACATTTTGTTTTACTTTGTGTTTTCATTTGACGAAATGCCTGTGCAATACCAGTTTCCAATGCACCTCTTAAGTTTCTTGGTTCTAAAATAACATAATCAGAATACTTTTGCATCTTCTCAATATTAGATCTAATAGTCTCTAATTCATTCTCAGTATAGGTGATATGAGTTGGTCTACGACCTCCAACTTCTTTATGATTTTGAATCCATTGGGTAATAGTGCCTGATGAAATATGAGGATATTGCCTATTAAATTCCTTAATTTGCTCTTTAGAGAGTTTATAATCCTCTTGCTCATCCATTAATTGATATAAATGGTTCCTAATATCATTATGATGAACATCAACCTTCTCTACTTCTATTTTATTAAGTTCATTACCAAGTGCAAGAGCATTAGAAAGTTTACCTCCTAAATCTTTCTCAAAATCAACAACACAACCTTTTATTGGTGGCAAATCAATATTTTCCTGCTTCAACAAATATATCATTTCAGCAGTATGATTTCCATTATTAATCTTAAGTATATCATTAGGATATTTTACAAGAGTAAGATCTTCCAGTTTGCTATAATCACCAGATACTTTCATCTTATTAACAGCACGATCAATCCTATCAATATCTCTATCAACATCTCTTACTTGAATACGATTCTCTCTAATAGGACTCCCATCCTCATTAAAGAATTGCTCAACATCAATCTCTTCTCTAGGGTATTCACCAGATTTAATTTGTTGTGCAAGTTGAATAATATTTGCCATAATGAATAATGATATGTTGGTAGTCTACAATAAAATAAAGAATATGTCAACTATGTGTAATTACCTCATAAGGAATATTATTATCATTTAATTCTTTAGTAGAAACAGTTCCACCAATTCTAGGGTCTTTATTGTTAGAATTATACCACGATTTCTCCCACTTTGTCCATATTAATGACCATACATCTACATTCTTTACCTTATATGTTTTTACTAATTCACCCTTCTCATAATCAAAAACAGTCCAATAATGATACTCATCACGCATAATCTTCTTCTTACAATATTCTTTCTGCTCTTCTAAAGTATCAAATCTTGATGTACCATTATAACTCCAACTGTGAGATTTCTCTACACCTTTCTTAGTCAATCCTTGCCACTCAGTACCTTTACCTTCACCAGTTTTCTTCTTATCTTTACTAACAAAATCAGATCCTCCTCCAACTGGTAGTAATTCAAATCCAAGAAAATGTGCTTGAAGAAACTCAAATCCTCTATTATAATTAAATGGATTGCCTACTTTTATTTTTTTAAAATATCTTAAAAGACGAAGTATCTGTTCTACTGCTTCTTCATTAGTAGTAATTTCAGTAGTCATAATAAATTTGCTTTCAATAATATTATAACTTTTAAAAATACACTAAGTCAACTATACCTGTGCCACTTTAGCAAGTGTCTCCATTCTCTTAAAAATACCTTCCATATTATAAAATAACTTATAATTCTCTGTTGTTACATAATGTCCTGTAATATCATTACCATCACAGTTCCATCCATATGCTATGACTCTCTCCTCACCACCATCAATCCTCATTTTCTTACTGC